GCTCCACCATGTGGTGGAGCTCTCGAGCGATAGCTCGTCACATCCCGTGACCTCACAGAGTATTGGACTGTGCCCAGGACTCGATCTCGCCTGATCCCTCTAGCTGGCGGTGGCGTTCGCCACTGGCAGTTTGATGACAACTTCATCATATCGCACGTCGTACAAGAGCCGAATAACTCCTACCCGGAGTTTTCGTCCGTGTGCGTCGACGAGGTGAATCGTCGTACATCGGATAACCCTCTATCGATCATCACTGATGTTCGATCTTGGGAACCGATGAATGGATCAGGTATCTCCATTGGTGGATCCACTTTCTATTATAAGAATTGGATCCCCACTGGAGCCTACGCAAGTAGGGAGCATCCTCCTGAGCTACTTTCTTCAATCCCATCGGTTGGTGAGGTTGCGACATCTGTGCTTGCACGGAGTAATCCGTCACGCCCTGATATATCGCTTCCAAACTTTCTCTTTGAGTTGAAGGACCTCCCGCAGATGATCCGCGATATTGGTCGTCTCCGTCTCCAGGCTCGGAATGCTTCGCGTAAAGGCCTCCAAAGGATTCATCCTAAGGTGGCTGCGAATCACTACCTTTCCTACGAGATGGGTTGGCGTCCTCTTATCGGGGATCTCCGAAGGCTTTTAGATTTTCAAGCGAACGTAGATAAGAAGCTACGCGAACTTCAGAATCTTTATGCCAAGGGAGGAATCCAACGTCGTGTCAGAAACCCGGGCTGGATGTATACGCACGTGGTTGAACCCACTACGTATACGGTTGAATCAGGTACTGCTTTCCTTATGGATTGCAAGCTTACCTCGATTCATACTGTGGAACGGTGGGGCACCGTAAGGTGGTCCCCAGCCGCTCTTCCTGACCCTCGTTTCTCGAGTTCCGATATGGCCAAATTAGCTCGAGACTTATCCTTTGGGATAAGAGGTATCTCGACCAAGCAGGTCTGGGATGCAATCCCATGGACCTGGCTAATAGGCTGGTTTACGAATGCCGATGAGTTTCTTCAAGCTCATGACAATCGTATTCCGCTTAACCATAGTGTGCCATGTATCATGACCACTCGGTTTTCGCGGTGGGACTCGCAACGGAACGATATCTATACAGGTATCGTTACCGGTGGAAACGGCGCTCAACTTCGTGGCACGAAAGAACGTGTCACGTCGTCGGGTACTTTGTCGGCGACGCTTCCTTTTCTAAGTAAGCGTCAACTCTCGATCCTTGCTGCTCTGCATATCCAGCGGAGACGCTAGGGTACGCATCATCAAGGAGTAGGAAGTCTATGCTTGGCTCAACCCTGACGGTAACGCTTGACGGTTCCGGTGGAACCGCTAAGTCGCTGCCGCTGATTAACCAAGACGGTTATTCGTCGGAATATTTTCTCGACGATACCACCGTCGTGTACCGCGCGAAAGTGCGGCACTCGAAGGACAACGTCAAGGCTGGCACTCAGGCCTTCGATCGTCACACCGTGACGTTTTCGAGGTTCCTGAAGCCGACCGAGGCGGCGCCTCTTGGTCGTCTGACCGAGGTCATCTATACGATCCGTACGGATCCAAATGAGACCGCGGCCGACGTCATCGACCTGTCGGAAGCCATGAGCTTTTACATGGTAAAAGCCGGTGGCATTGCCGCCAAGTTGCTCGGGTGGGAATCGTAAGGCATCTCTGATGCCCTAAGGTTTCCTCTCCGAGGGAGATGGGTGAGCCTAGCCGTAGACGGCAATCTTCCTAACTGAAGGAGGTTACCGTGAAAAGCTACGCGACATTCCTACAGGGACTGTACTCCGCACTGTTTGTTGACATTGCGGTGCACTACCCCTCTCTCCGACGTGATTGTGAGCGGGATGTTTCTCGCTTGCTCTCACTCGTCGACACGAGAGGCCTATCGTATCTAATGATAGACCTCCCAGCTGCAGGGAAGCACTTTGATAAGTGCCTATCTGCAGAACGCCTAACAAAGTTCGGTATGGCCGGATTCCGTCCATTTCGAACTAGGGGAGTAGTCCCTCGACTGTTCAAGGGGTTACTCCTTCGCGTTTTCGACGAAACGGGGGTGCTTAGGGCTGATGCGGATGTCACAGTAATCCGTTTCCTTCGACAGCTCTTTTATGGAGCCAAGAAGGTTAAGGTGCCCTGTGACGATTCAAGAACATGGGAACACGTTCATGAATTCTTCGCAACAGACCAGGAAGTCCGTCTCCCCTCCCTTAATTGGGATGAGGACGAGCTCAGAATTAGTGACCTACGGGATCTCCATTTTGGGGATTATCGGGGTCCTAGTCCTGTTCCTCTCTTCCCTGATCTTAACGATCGTGGTAGTGAGGAATCCTTCGCCTTTAGTGGTGACGTCGCCGACGCCGTCCAACGGACAGCTGACCTCGTCGCCTCCACTCTCGGGGGATTCAACCCCTCCGATTGGCGAACTAAGCACGGACCAGGTGCTGTAGCTGACCAGCGTCATACTCAGTTTAAGTATGACTTTCCAACCTGGCCAGCTAAGCTGAACAACACTTTCCCTATGGACGTTTTTGGCTTTGCCAACTACTCCCATTGGGCTAGTTTTGTTCGCGGTAATGGAGTTCATTCTCGATTTTCTGAGAATGAGCCACCATCCAAGTTGATTGCTGTCCCAAAGACGCTCAAAGGCCCGAGGCTTATTGCCTCTGAGCCCGTGAGCCATCAATGGTGTCAGCAGTCAATCAAGGACTTTATTACCGAGCGTCTAGCATTCACACCGATTGGCCGTTCTGTTCACTTCCGTGATCAGTCGTACAATCAGGAGCTTGCTCGACGGGCTTCCCATACTCAGTCGCATGTGACGGTTGATCTGTCATCTGCTTCTGACCGGTTGAGTTGCTGGGTCGTGGAACGCACGTTCAGGAGACTTCCGTCTCTTGTTCAGGCACTACACGCTTCCCGAACTCGCTGGGTGGCTAACGCCATTGACAAGAACTCCCCTCGCTTTCACAAGTTGAGGAAGTTCGCGTGTATGGGTTCAGCTTGCACCTTTCCTGTTCAGTCTGTCGTATTTTCCGTCCTCGCGCACGCGGCTGTCGCCTATTCTAGGCGGCTTCCGATTACGCTCCGGACGATCCGGCAGATATCGCAGGAGGTCCTCGTCTTTGGTGACGATATTATCGTTCCCAAAGATGGATGGGTCGTGCTTCAGGGATTGCTAAGTCACCTGGGACTCCAGGTTAACCACTCGAAGACTTTCGCCTCCGGAAGGTTCCGGGAGTCTTGTGGTCTCGATGCGTGGAATGGCTTCGAAGTCACTCCGACGTATACGATGACTTACCCTGAAGTGTCCCGCCCAGAGTCGATAATGTCCTGCGTTTCGACCCATAACAACTTCTATGAAGCTGATATGTGGAATGTTGCGCAGTTCATCCAATCGAGAGTGCTTGCTCTAAGGAGGTTCTCCTTCGTGCAAGTTCCGATCGGCTCTGGTTGCATCGGCTGGTACAGTTACACTGTAGATAACGCCTACCACCGTAAACGGTGGAACAGCGCCCTGCAGCGTACTGAGTACCTAGCTAGCGTGGCTTGCGCTACGCAAGTTAGGGATCCAGTCGATGACGACTCTACGCTGCTTCAGTACTTCACTGAAGCCCAGGCCCCGCCCCTTCGCAGGGACGAGCGCATTGGAGTCGCACGGAGACCGACGCTTTCTATAAAGCGCCGGTGGGTGTGTCTTGAGGACAGAAAAGCGCTTAGTGCGCCTCTTCACTCAAGGTTTGGGTTAGTG